TTCTCGGTCAAGCTTTCTTTGTCTCTTCCGAGAGGCGTTTCGTTTATCTTTCTTTTTTTCAGAAGGTTTGATGTATTCTGTTCTACTCTTATACTCTTCAAGAATACCACTTTCCTTCACCTTTCTTTTGAATATCTTTAACATAAGGTCGATATTCATTCCATTTCCTTTAACCTTGACGTGTGCCGTCTTTGGATTAGCACTGTAATAATCACCCATAACCTTTTCCTTTTTTTATTTCTTTTTAATATCTTTGATTTCGTAATACTTGTTCAGAGTTTGTCCCATATCTTCATATACCGATTCAAGACGTTGTTGTAATTTAATTGCCTCTGTTATCGTCTTTTCGAATATTTTAAGGGATTCTGCTAATTTTTTAGAATGTCTTCCGAGAGTTACTTGGTCAAACCAATCACCTGATTCTTCGACTATGTTTTTTGAAGCAAAAGAAACTGCTTCTTTAATTTCCTTGTAAACTTTTTTCAAATCACCACCACGATAAATCGAATCACCATACTCATTGAATTTTGCAATCGATTCAATATATCTCTTCTTTTGTTCTGGTGTTAGAATCGGGTCTTTTGGTGGGTCTTGTGAAATACCTTCTTTGATAACTTCGTTTACTGCCTTTGCAATCATCTTTTTAAGTTCAGTCATGGCTTTCTTGTTTTCACCGACCTTCTTTGGAAGACCTTTGTGTTCTGTGCCGGCATATTTTTCAAGTTCTTTTTCAGTCATCGATTTTGCAATTTGCTTTACTTGAGCACTAACTTTTGATGCAGGAACTTGACCTCTCTTATAAGCAAGAGCAAGTCCCATAATTTTTTGCTGTTGTTGCGATATTGCTGGCATTATTTATCTCCATCGAATATACATTCACATACATTACCAATTTCACAGATGATATTTGTTATATTCTCGTTTATACGTTTGATTTTTGGGTCAATTTTTCTAATAGTGTTCATATTAACACCTTCTTTGATAAGACCTTCACCAACAACTTCACCACCACCGGCTGGATACATAAATGCACCTTGTGTTGATGGATTAGAAACAAAATCCCATCCAATTAATTCAAAATCATCTTGAACTTCTACTGTGTTTTCATTTATCTCTTTTACCGAACCAAGTCCTCTTGATGAGATACCAAGACGAATACCGGCTTGAAGAAGGTTTTTAAGAATGTTACCCGATGGTGTTGGTAAAATCTCAACTTTGCCCATAACATCATTTCCCTTCCAATAACATTCCAACACATTATGTGAAACGTTACGGAGGTTTACAACTGATGAATCTGGGTGGTCAAGTTCACCAAGAGCTCTGTTTTCTTTTACTTGATTATTTTGATACTTTGTAACTTCACGCATCAAAATTTGTTTTGGATAAACACGACCATTTTGATTTTTAGCTTCCGCTCTTTGTAAAACACCAGTTACAATAACTTTACCGTTATTTTCCCGTGAAGATTCGTTTAGTTGCTTCGGGTCAACGTTAAAAAGTATTGTATCTATGAGTAATTGTTTCATTTTAAGCACCTAATTCGTTTATTTTTTTACCAATTCTATTTAAACGTTCACCAATTTTATGAAGACGTGAATGTGAAGATGACCAAAGAGTACGTTGGTCAATTGCCATTTCTGTTTTTAATCTCGAAGCATGATTAACAACACGTTCAATTTCATAAATCGCACGGTTTATTTCTTTAATTGACTGATTAATTTTTGCGTTAACAGTGCGTGTTTCATCTGTCTTATATGATTTGTATGATGCTTCTGTCAGTGACTTTATTGCTTGGACATACGTTGATTCGAAATTTTTCTTTTTCTGTTTAGGTACAACTGTATATCCATAAACTTCGGCTGTTTCTTTACTATGAGCCTCAAATTCCTTTTCAGACGGTGCAAATGCTTTTGGAGTGTCATAACCAGCAACGGCACCTGTCACACTCATTTCAGACATTTCCCCTTTAAACTTTTTATAATCTTCGGATTGTTTAAGTTTCTGTATGAATTCTTTTATGTTCATATAATCACCTAACCATTTGATTACGAATTAAAGCATATACTATTCCAGAATCAACTTTAACACTTGAAAGTGAAAGTTCAACTATACCGATACTACCAGTAAGAGTCGAAAGTGGTATGACACCACCAGCTGAAAGTGAAGCTGTTCCGATTGTTCCAGCAGGGACAATTACCCCACCAACGCCATAGTTGGAGCCAGTAAAATTAGTTGTACCAGAAGTACAAGGAATTGAGAATAAAAATTTTCCTGGGTGTCCTTTTCTTTCGAAGTCCGATGCTTGGTTTGAACCATAGTTATACGGATGTATTTCATTTACATCTGGCATTATTTACTCCACTTATAAATCGTCAATTAAACTATAATATCTTAATAGAGCAGATACGTGATTTTCTTCTACGTTCTTTATCGTCTTATATTCATTAAGAAGATTAATAACCTCTGCCAATTTTATCTTCAAAGATTTGTCTTTAACGTTCTTTACTTTTTTCGTTAAGACATCTTGAACTCTAATAGCTTCTGTCTTCAAGAACTCTTTTAAATTATTCGTATTACTTACGTTTCCGATATATTCACGAAGAACTGCTTTTTGTTCTTGGGAGAGTTCACCATATTTCTGATTGAACTTCTCGACGAGTATCTTATATGATAATAAACGAATTTCTTTTGGCTCGTTTCTAATACCAGCAACATCTTCTGTTAATCTACTACGATTTTCTGATGTCATATTTTCGATAATCGTTATCTTTGAACGTGTTATTTCCGTTGGATTTTCTATCTCACTATATTCAAAGATTTTGTAAATAGAAGCAAGAAGTTTGTAATTCCCAACTTTCGTTTGAAAGAATGAATTGATATTGAAATTTTCATTAATGGATTTAATCAATTGATATTTTTCTTCTCTCAATTTCGTTTTATCCAATTTCTTTCTTGCTTTCAATACTGCTTCGATGAGCATTGTTGCCTTTGAATCCGAAGAAAATTTTTCATCACACAATGTTTTATAAAGACCATACTCCTTTAAAAGTTCACTATTTTTACCAAAGAACTTCTTGAGAATATTTGTGGCTACGGACTCGTTTGTAGATATGATGTCCGATGTTATCTGTCTTGCTAAAAGCTCAAATAACATACCAGTATTTTTAAATTTTGAGTGTTTAACCTTCTTCATTTATGTTTACCCATGAGTATTATGTTCATTAAATAAATATATCCGTAATTACATTTCTTCCAATAAATTCGACTCATCTAAAAGATTTGGCTCATTATTTTCATTTTGTGTAGATGGCTTCAAACTTTCAGAAATAATAGATTTCGTTTTCATTTTCATTCCAGACATACTGTCTAACAAGTTTGAAAATTCTTTTGATAATTCCTGACCTTCTGTTGCCAACGGTGACCCACCTTTATAATTATGTTTCGGCGACCTATTAACATTAAGAGTTTTACTAATATCTTTTTTACCAAGTGGGTCTCTACCAAAAGAACTAGCATCTGTTCCATATGTTGAACGATGTTCAGGTGGTCTACCTGCACCCGGCCATCCACCGTCTGGTACTTCAATGTCATTTATTTGTCTGACATTTTTACCACCAAAAATATTCATAGTAGCCAAGTCGTGTGGAGTACCGAAGGATTCCTTCGTGATTGCTGGGTCATTACCTTCGCTTTCAATTTGCTTTTGGCGGAATTGAAGTTTAATATCTTCGATGATTTGATTCTTTTCAAATTCTGCTTCATCTTCTGATAGATTGAAGATATTTGAATAGATGTAGTTCATGGAAAGTAATTTCTTTTCGATGAGCGAACCAGCAAGGTCTACCTTTTCTTTCATCAGAGCAATCTTCTCTTGCTCATAAATGATAGATGGGCCGGTAAGAGATATTTCAAAATTAACAAGGTCTGCATTTTCATAACCCTGTGAATAAAGGTGTACAATCGCAATCTTTGTTAACTCAGAAACAACAATACGTTGAATACGTTCGATTGTTCTTGCAAATCGAATATCAAGTGTGGCAAGAGTTGCCTTACCTTCAAGAGATTCATCAAATCCAAGATATGCCTTTGGAACCTTGAGAGCAGCAAATATCTTACCCTTTAAGTATTCAACGTCTTCAATTGCTTGATATTGAAGTCCAGGTAG